TTTGTCGCGACGGGCGCAGCGGGGGCGTTCCCTGCGGTTGCTCCGGGCGACAAGCTGCTCGATCTCATCTACGCGACGAAGGCGCCGTATCGCGCCAACGGCACATTCGTCATGAGCCGTTCGACGGTTGCGGCGGTGCGCAAGCTGAAAGACGGCGACGGCAATTATCTCTGGCAGCCGGCGAACGCTCCTGGCGAATGGCCGTCGCTGATGGGCTATCCCGTCGCCGAAAGCGAGGACATGCCCGCCATCGATAGCAATTCGCTGTCGATCGCGTTCGGTGATTTCTCGCGCGGTTATCTGATCGTCGATCGCGCCGGCATTCGCGTGCTACGCGATCCCTACAGCGCCAAGCCGTACGTGCTCTTCTATACGACGAAGCGTGTCGGCGGCGGCGTGCAGGACTTCGACGCGATCAAGCTCCTGAAGTTCGCAGAGTAAGCGTCGCTCGTCATCCTCGGCCGAGCGCATGCGACGGCCGGAGATCCAGCGCAGGAAATGTCGAAGACGCAATATCGTGCCTTCGGCGCTTCTCATGCTGGATCCCCGAACGTCCTCGCAGGCTCAGCCGTTCGAGGATGACGTCCATCCCAATTCCTCGCGGGTTCCCCTCCCGCCTGCGCGGAATGTGTGCGGGGTCATCGCAAAACGGTGATCCCGCATTTTTGTTTGCGCGTTGCGACTCCGCTTCGCGGAGCCGGCCGCAACGCGCGGTCGCGCCCGGCGGCCGGCTCGCGGAACGCGAGTCGCCGGGCGCCAACAAATAAGGAAATGCAATGTCTCTCGTGATGACGAGTCCGCCGGCGGTTGAACCGGTGACGGTTGCCGAAGCCAAGGCACACATGCGCATCGATACCGATGCCGAAGACATCCTGATCGGCAGCCTCGTTCTGACGTCGCGGCTGCACATCGAGACGGCGCTGTCGCTGGCTCTCATCACGCAGTCATGGAAATTCACGCTCGATCGCTGGCCGAAGTCGCGCGAGATCGAGCTGCCGCTGGCCCCGTTGCGCTCCGTTGGCAGCGTTCGCGTCATCGACGCGTCTGGGAATGCGACTACCGTTTCGGATCAGAGCTATCTCGTCGATCTCGCATCGCGGCCGCCGCGTCTCATCTGGAACAACAGCGTGCCGCCGCTGCCGGGGCGCGCCGCGAAGGGCATCGAGATCGATTTGACGGCGGGGTTTGGCGATAGCTCGGTGAGCGTTCCTGCGCCGCTGAAGCACGCCATTCTGATGCTGACCGCGCATTGGTACGAACACCGAGATCCGCGCGAGATCGGGCAAGACGGCGCGCGCATTCCAGATGCCATCAGCGATCTCATCAATCCGTTTCGGACGATCCGGCTATGAAAGCGCCAGTCAGAGCCGGTGATCTCCGGCATCGCATCGTCATCGAACGGCCGGAGCGGACGAGCGATGGCGCCGGGGGCTCGACGACGGAATGGACGCCCATCGCGGAAGTCTGGGCCGCGATCTGGTCGCGGAGCGCGGACGAAAATTTCACACTCGATCGCGTCGCGGGAACGGCGACGCACGACGTCTGGATTCGCCATCGCGCCGACGTCCGGCCCGAGATGCGCATCCGCTTCGGTATTCGCATCTTCGACATTCTCGGTGTGATCGAAGTCGAGGATCGCGGCGCGTGGTTGAAGTGTCCGGTAGAGGAGCGTGACTTATGAAAATGAGCGTCAGTATCGGTGGAATCGGGACGTCGGCGGCGCGCATGCGGGCCTTGGCGCTCGTGCGCGACGCGATCGCCAAGCGTGAGGGAGACGCTCAAGGCGAAAGGCGCGCAAGCTCCGGCAGTCAAAACGCCGATCAGCATCAACACACGCGAGGCAAATGATGTCGAGTGCAGGCTTTGCGCTTCAGAAGGCGATCTTCGAGAAGCTCACGAGTGATGCGCCGACGCTAGCGGCGCTCGGCGGTCCGCGCGTTTACGATGACGCGCCGGCGCGCACGGAGTTTCCGTTCGTGACGTTTGGGCAATCGTCTGAGCGCGATTGGTCCACGGGAAGCGATGAAGGTTACGAACATCTGGTGACGTTGCATGTCTGGTCGCGGGCGCGTGGCAGACGGGAAGCGGAGCAAGTGATCGCGGCGGCGCGTGCGGCATTGCACGATCAGGACCTGACGCTTTCGGGGCATCGGCTAATCAATTTGCGACATGAGTTTTCGGAAGCTCGCCGCGACAGCGACGGCGAAACATTTCACGGCATCGCACGCTTTCGCGCCGTGACGGAAGTCGAAGCGGCGTAAGAAATATTGCGTCTTTGACGTGTCTTGCGCTGGATCCCCGACCGCACTTGCAAGCTCGTTGCGTTCGAGGATGACGGAAATTCGATCACCAAGGCCGTGTCCGGCCGCCGGCTCCGTGAAGCGGAGTCGCCGGACACAAAACAAAAGAGTCCCCCAACATGGCAGCACAAAAAGGCAAGGACCTTCTTCTGAAGGTCGATACGACCGGCGCGGGCGTTTACGTGACGGTCGCTGGGCTTCGCGCGCGCAGTCTTTCGATCAGCGCCGAGACGGTTGAGATCACCAACACCGAAAGCGCGGGGCAGTGGCGCGAGCTTCTGACGGGCGCGGGCGTGAAGTCGGCGCGATGCGACGATCCGCGATTACGCATTCAACGGCACGATCCGTGACTGGCACATCATCGTTCCGGATTTCGGAACGATCGAGGGTGCGTTTCAGATCACGGCGCTGGAATTCAGCGGGCGTCACGATGCTGAAGTGACGTTCGACATTTCGCTCGAAAGCGCGGGCGCGCTGACGTTCGCGGCGGTGTAGCGTCCTCGTCATCCTCGAACGCAACGAGCTTGCGAGTGCGTTCGGGGATACAGCACAAAACTTGTCGAAGACGCAGTATCGAGCCTTCGGCACTTTTGTGCTGGATCCCCGGCTTTCGCTGTCGTTCGGCCGAGGATGACGAATGAAATGGAAGAACCATCATGGCCAATAAACATCGCGGTGAGATCGAGGCGCGACTGGATGGTTCGACCGTCAAGCTCGTGCTGACGCTCGGTGCGCTTGCGGAACTCGAAGACGCGTTCGGTGAGAGCGATATGCTCGCGCTCGCGGCGCGCTTTGAGACGGGTCGTCTCTCTGCGCGCGATTGTGTGCGTGTCATCGCGGCGGGATTGCGCGGTGCGGGACACAGTGCGAGCGATGTCGATGTCGCGGCGATGAAGTGCGAGGACGGTGCGGCAGGTTACGTCGACATCGTCGCGCGTCTGCTGACAGCGACGTTCGGCGGCGGAAACGCCGAGGTGCAAAACAAAACGGCGGAGGCGAGCGGGGAAGCGCGCGACCCTTTCGCTGGGACCTCGTGATGGAAGCGGGACTGGGTGTGCTCGGACTTGCACCCGCCGTCTTCTGGTCCCTCACGCCACGCGAACTGCAGGCCATCCTGCGCGGCAAATTCGGAGTTTCGAGCGAAGGTGCAGCGCCGACGCGCGTGCAGCTCGATGCCTTGATGCGGCAATACCCAGACAGGGAGGCATGAAACGATGCCGTTGACCGACGAGCAACAGCTCGAGACGTGGAACGTCAAAATTATCGCTGATACGAGCGAGCTTGAGACGAGCCTGGCGACGACGAGCCGCCTTGGACAGCAGTTTTCAAACCGGCTTGCGTCGGCGTTTGGCGATATTGCCATCAAAGGCAAGAACGTCGGCGATGTCTTCAAGTCGCTGGCGTTGAACATTTCCAATCTCGCATTGAAGGCGGCGTTGCAGCCGCTGACGAGGGGGCTTGCCTCGATGTTTCAGGGCGTGGTCAGCGGTGCGATGCCGTTTGCGAAAGGCGGCGTCATTCAGAATGGCACGCCGGTTCCGTTCGCGAGCGGCGGCGTCATCGCGAGCCCAATTACATTTCCGCTCGCAGGTGGCGCCTCGGGCCTCGCGGGCGAAAAAGGGCCGGAAGCGATCATGCCGCTGACGCGCGGCCCCGATGGACGTCTTGGCATCGCCTCATCGGGCGGCAGCGGCCAGAACATTACAATCAATATTTCAACGCCGGACGCGGCGAGCTTCAACCGCTCGCAGACGCAGATTGCGGCGATGATCGCACGCGCCGCCGCGAATGGTCAGCGCAACCTCTAGAGAAGTGATCTCATGTCGTTTCATGACGTCAGATTTCCGACGGCGATCTCGCGCAATGCGCAGGGCGGGCCGGAACGGCGCACCGATGTCGTTGTGCTCGGCTCCGGATACGAAGAGCGCAATAGCCGATGGGCCGACAGCCGTCGCAGCTATAATGCGGGCTACGGCGTCAAGTCGCTCGACGATCTGCATCAGATCATCGCGTTCTTCGAGGAACGGCGCGGCCGGCTGCACGCGTTTCGCTGGCGCGATCCGATGGATTGGAAATCGTGCGCGCCGAATGGGAGTGTGTCGGCGCTCGATCAGGGGCTCGGCGACGGCGACGGAACGAAGACTGCGTTTCAGCTGCGCAAAACATATGGGACTGTGTTTGCGCCCTGGGCGCGCGATATCAAAAAGCCGGTTGCGAATACGGTGCGCATCGCCGTCGCTGGCGTCGAGCGTGTGGGCGGGACCGACTTCGCAGTCGATCCATCCACCGGCGTCGTGACGTTTCTCGCAGGACACATCCCGGCTGCGGGACAAAGCGTGACTGCGGGATTCGAATTCGACGTGCCTGTGCGTTTCGACACCGACAAGCTGGAAATCAATCTCTCCGGGTTCACGTCGGGCGCCATTCCGAACATTCCGATCGTCGAGGTGCGTCTATGAAAGCGCTTTCTCCGGAGTTCACGGCGCACCTCGCGTCGGGAACGACCACGCTCTGTTGGTGCTGGCGCATCGCGCGCCGCGACGGCGTCGTGATGGGGTTCACCGATCACGACAGGACGTTGACGTTCGACGGCACGACGTACGAGGCAGCGAGTGGCTTCACCGCAAGCGACATCAAGGATGGCCTTGGCCTAGCCGTCGACAACCTGGAAGTCTCGGGCGCGCTGTCGTCGGCGACGTTGACAGACGCCGATCTCGCGGCGGGACGCTATGACGATGCGCGCGTCGAAATCCATCGCGTCAACTGGAGCGACACGAGTCAGCGCGTGTTGATGCGTTCGGGAAGCATCGGCGAAGTCCGTCGCAGGGGCACGAGCTTTGCGGCAGAGCTGCGCGGTCTTGCGCATTATCTGCAGCAGCCGAAGGGCCGGCTTTTGCAGCTGACGTGCGATGCCGATCTTGGGGACGCGCGCTGCAAGGTCGACCTCTCGTCGTCCGACTATCGCGGAACCGGAACAGTTATTTCGGCTGCTTCGGCGCGGCGATTCATAGTGTCGGGGCTCGGGAGTTTCGCAAGCGGATTTTTCGCGCGCGGGCTTTTGACGTTTACATCGGGCGCGTCGGAAGGGCTGAAAATCGAAGTCAAATCGCATGCGAAGCTCGCAGGCGCTGATGCAATCGAGCTGTGGACGGACGCCGAAGGTATTCCTGCCGCGGGCGATCACTTCGGCGTCACCGCCGGATGCGATAAGCGCGTCGAGACGTGCAAAGCGCGCTTTTCGAACGTGATCAATTTTCGCGGCTTTCCGTCGATGCCCGGCAACAAATTCCTGACGCAGGTCGGACGGCGGAGCTGATCGATGCAAGCAAGAGCGACGCGCGCAGGCATCGTCGAAGCGGCGCGCCTGTGGATCGGCACGCCGTATCATCATCAGGCGAGCGTTCGTGGTGTCGGAACGGATTGCCTCGGCCTCGTGCGCGGAGTCTGGCGCGATGTCTATGGGGCGGATGCGGAAACGCCACCGGCTTACAGTCGCGATTGGGCGGAAGCCGGCGGCGAGGAAACGATGCTCGCCGCCGCGTCGCGGCATCTCGAAAGAATTGAAGCGCGGGATTTAGCGCCGGGCGATGTGGTCGTGTTTCGGCTGCGTGCAGGCGTCGTTGCGAAGCATACGGCGATCGTCGCCAGCGCTTTGACGATGATCCACGCGATGGAAGGCGCGCCGGTCTGCGAGGTGTCGTTCTCGCACTGGTGGCGACGGCGCGTGGCGGGTGCGTTCCGGTTTCCAGATTTGAACGAAGGATGTTGAGACATGGCGACGCTTGCCCTGGCCGCTGTCGGAGCTGCGGTCGGCAGCAGTGTGCTTCCTGCCGGTGTCGGCTTCCTCGGCGTGGCGCTGTCCGGCGCGACGATTGGATCGCAGGTCGGCGCGTTCGCGGGCGCGTATGTCGACGCGGCGCTGTTCGGGGCGTCCGGACAGGGCCGCGCCGTCGAAGGCCCGCGCCTCAGCGATCTTCGCGTCACCGCGTCGACGGAAGGTTCGCCGCTGCCGCGCATTTATGGACGCGCGCGTGTCGGCGGCCAGATCATCTGGGCGAGCGATCTCGAAGAGGAAATCGTCAAGACGACGGAGTCGGCGGGCAGCGGCAAAGGCGGCACGGGCGGCGGGGCAACGCTGACGCAATATCGCTATTATGCGAATTTCGCGGTGGCGCTCGGTGAGGGCGTCGTGACGCGCATCGGGCGCATCTGGGCCGACGAGCAGGAACTCGATCTGTCACGCACGTCATTTCGTTTGCACAGCGGCACAGAGACGCAAGAGCCGGACAGTCTCATCGCCGCGCGTGATGGAACTGCGAACGCGCCAGCGTATCGCGGTGTCGCCTACATTGTCTTTGAGCGTTTGCCACTTGTGGAATTCGGCAATCGCGTGCCGCAGCTTTCGTTCGAAGTGTTCCGCAGCATTTCAAGCACGGAGAAGGATGTTCGCGGCGTCGTGATGATTCCAGGTTCCGGCGAGTTCGTCTACGCGACGGAGCCGGTACACCAGACGTTCGACGACGGCATCTCGCAATCGGAAAATGTCCACCAGTTGATTGGTCCGACCGACTGGCAGGTGGCCGTCGATCAGCTCGAAGCATCGTTGCCCAATGCAAAGTCCGTGTCGCTGATCGTCAGCTGGTTCGGGACCGATTTGCGCGCTGGAAGCTGCACGGTCGAGCCCGGCGTCGAGACGCGGCATAAAAAGACATCGCCGCTGAACTGGTCTGTCGCGGGGCGAAACCGAAACAACGCACATCTGATCAGCTCGCGCGGCGGCAACGCAGCCT